GGAAAAGCCTCCTGTAACACAGATGGGACTTTTCGCGGAACTGGATGCGGAGGAAACGAATCTGAAAGCCAAGGCTGAAGAATTGCGGCAGGCAATCCAGGCCAGCGCCCAAGCGGCCGAACAGGTTGTTCAGGAAAAGCGCCAGAAACTGGCAGACATGCAGGCTCAATCCGATGCAATGACCTCACGGCTGGCGGAAATCGACCGCAACGCGGCGCTCGAAACCCGTATCCAGGAGCTTGAAGCAGAACAGCGTGACACCCTTCATCAATTGGAGGAAGCGGAGCGCGGGCTGTCTATGTGCGAGGAATATACCCGCACGCTGGTGACACTTCTGACCGAGCGCGTCAACAAGCATTTTCCCACGGTGCGCTTCAAACTGTTTGAGCAGCAGAAAAACGGCGGTCTGCGAGAGGTCTGCGAGGCAATGGTGGACGGTGTTCCATACGGTGCTCTGAATACCGCGTCCAAAATGCAGGCGAACGTGGAGATCGTGCAGGCATTCAGCCGGGCGGCGGACATTTCGCTCCCGCTGTTCCTGGATAACCGGGAGAGCGTTACCGATTTAACACTGCCGGATGAAATGCAGGTCATCAATTTGAATGTGATCCCCGGCGAAAAACTGGGGCTGAAAGGGGATTAAAGTATCATGGCGGAAAATAACGGAATCGCAAAAATGCCGGATTATCGCACTATCGTACAGAAAACAGGGGCCGCATACATCCCATTGGTGGAAAAACAGATTTCCAATGGTGGTTCGGTGGACCTTTATCAACATCTATGCATGGAAAACGCGCTGACAATGATGCACGAAACAGCCGTTGGAGCGGGCCTTGAGGGAATCTCCGCGCTTCAAAAAAGTGAAATCATGCAAATTTTGCAGCAGGTGGCTACGCTCCGCTTGAACGCATTTTCGAGACCGCGGGAATGTTATTTCCAGACGCGCAAGAAAAAGCAGCCGGATGGGAACTGGACAACCTCCATCGAAATGGGCATTGAGGGAGATGGCAACGACGTCATTCTGAGAAACTTTGGCCATGGCGTCGAAGAGGTATATCCATATTGGGATGTTCATGTAGATGATGAATTTACTTATCCCGTACACCACGGAATCGACGTAGAGCCGCCCACCTGGAAACGCTGCGGCACTGGAAAATATGCCCGCGTCGTCTATCCTGTACGCTTCACGGACGGCACCGTGCGCTATTTCATCAGTGAGCGCGCTGAAGTCCGTGCGAACTTGGTCGCCCATATCAACAACAACATGATGAACGAAACCTTCGGCATTGCAGAAAGCCGTTACAAGGCCACGCTACAGCAGAAACATCAAATTGATGCGCGTAAGTCCGAGCTGAAAGCTCTGATGGATGGAAGGGACATCGACGAGATCCTCGACATTCCTGAACTGAAGCCATACATTTCCCCCGCTTGGATGGAGGGGAGCCGTGAGCGGATGATTTTGCGTAAAATGCGCAACAATGCGGTCAAGCCTATCCCGAAGGATTTTGCAAATGAACTTTCCTTGTCCGCCTACTACAAAAGCATGGCGGTATCGGAATCCGACAACACCATCGACGCCGAATATCGTGAAATTCCTGATATGGATGCTCTCCCATCCGGCCCGCAAGAAGTAGAAATGCCGCCTGCGGCACCGCCCCGCTCCGAGCCTGCACCTGCACCAGTGGAGCCAACCAGCAAAGTAGAGCAGGCGGCCCCGGCGGCTCCGCCCGTTACCACCGCTCCGTTTTAACGGTGAGGCTGTATGGAAATAAAGACACTGGCCAGCGGTAGCACAGGCAATGCATATCTGGTGGGCGATGGAACCACCACACTCCTGTTGGAATGCGGTATCTCAATGCGTGAGCTGATGCGACGGAGCCGCTTCACACTCTCCCGGGTAGACGCCTGTCTCATCACACACGAGCATGGCGACCATGCACGGGCGGTTCACGACGTGATGGCACGCGGCATCCCGGTTTACTGCAGCGAGGGGACGGCCGGATTCTTAGGAATACATGAAAGCGCTGGGTATCATCGGGTACAGCACGGACAGCGGGTTGACATTGGGACATTTGCCGTGCTCCCAATGTCGACATACCACGATGTCGCAGAGCCGTTGGGGTGGTTATTGGAATCCATTCGCACCGGTGAGCGCCTAGTATTTTTGACAGATACGAGCCGCGCCGAAGATACTTTTCCGCCGCTTGACCACATTCTGATTGAATGCAACCACATGGGAACCGAAAGCATGGCGGATACCAACGCATATCAGGCACAGCGTATAATCGACAACCACCTGAGTTTACAGGAGTGTATCGCTTTTCTGACACACCAGAACTTGAGCCGCGTGAAAGACATCCGATTGCTCCATATAAGTCGCAGGCACGGCGACCCCGACGCTATGCGCCGGGCCGTCGCCGCGGCCACCGGAAAAAGAATCATCATTGCAGAGGAGGAAATATAATATGGCATACATTGAGCACGATCAGTTGGACGCTCAACTGAAAAAATTAGAGAATGTCTGCGCCGAAAATGGGTTTACGTATAAATTTCTTCGGGACAAGTATCCGGTCCGCATCATCATAACGCCGGAC